CAAAGGTAATTCCGCCACACAAATAGCAACTATTACGGGGTTTTCACGTAAAGATGTTCTAGAGTTTATTGATGAGTGGAAAGGTGTTGTGCACAATGATAGCAACATCCGTGATCGTGCCAGAGAAGCAATCTCTGGTGCTGATCAACACTACGCAATGCTTATTAAAGAAGCATGGAAGACTGTGGAAGACGCGGATACTCAAGGACAATTAAATGTAAAGGCGGGAGCATTAAAGCTCATAGCAGACATAGAGACCAAAAGAATAGCAATGCTTCAATCTGTTGGTGTTTTAGAAAATACACAGATAGCATCTCAAATTGCAGAGACAGAGCGTAAGCAAGAAGTTTTAGTTGGAATTTTAAAAGAAGTAACAGCAACTTGTCCTAAGTGCAAGATGGAAGTTGCAAAAAGGCTATCTCAAATTACTGGTATAGTCGAGTCAGTAATAATTGAGGAAGCTGATGTCGTTTGATTTTTCCGATTTAATTGATATCTTAGATGGCGAAGAGTTTGAAGAGAAGCCAGTTGACTTACGCACATTTGTAAATGACCCTAAATATTTAGGGCTACCGCCACTTTCAGAATATCAATATATATTAATTGAAAAAAGTTCACAAATATATAAAGAGTCTACTTTAAAAAAATTATTTGGTGAAGATGAAGGTCATATAAGATTTAAGCAAACCGCTAATGAAGTTGTAGCTCAATTAGGAAAAGGTTCTGGAAAAGATTACTGCTCTACAATTGCGGTGGCCTATATAGTATATTTACTATTGTGTCTTAAAGACCCAGCAACATATTATGGCAAACCTCCTGGAGATTCTATTGATATTATTAATATTGCAATAAACTCGCAGCAAGCAACCAACGTATTTTTTAAAGGCTTTAAAAGCCGTATAGATAAGTCTCCATGGTTTGTAGGAAAATACTATTCAAAAGCTTCTGAAATTCAATTTAGCAAAGCCATAACAGTACACTCGGGCCACTCAGAAAGAGAGGCCTGGGAAGGGTATAACGTTATTGTTGTCATCCTTGATGAAATTTCTGGATTTGCAATTGAAAATACTACTGGGCATGATCAAGCAAAAACAGGTAGCGCTGTGTACGATATGTATAGAGCCTCAGTAGACTCAAGATTCCCTGATTTTGGAAAGGTAATCCTGCTATCATTTCCCCGATTTAAAAATGATTATATTCAGCAAAGATACGATGCTGTTGTTGGAGAAAAAGAAACCGTAGTTAGAGAACATAAATTTAAAATGTATGAGGAACTTCCAGATAGCACAGTTGGAAATGAGTTTGAAATTCAATGGGAAGAAGACCACATTTTGTCTTATAAAATTCCTAAAGTCTATGCGTTAAAACGCCCAACCTGGGAAGTAAACCCAGTTAGAAAAATTGACGACTTTAAAACAGCATTCTATACAAACCCCACTGATGCTCTATCCAGATTCGCCTGTATGCCACCTGATGCGGTTGATGCATTTTTCAAATCAAGAGAAAAAGTAGAAAAGGCATTTAATGTAGGCTCAATTGCAGTTGATACTTTTGGTAGACTTGAGGAATGGTTTTTGCCAGACCCAGATAAAAAATATTATATACATGTTGACCTTGCTCAAAAACATGACCATTGCGCTGTTACAATGGCACATGTTAACAAGTGGGTAAATGTAAAGGTCACAGACACCTATTCTCAGCCAGCCCCGATTGTTGAGGTTGATGCAGTTAGATACTGGACCCCTACACCAGATAAGTCGGTTGATTTTACTGAAGTTAAGGACTACATATTGTCTCTAAAAACAAGAGGATTTAACATAGCAATATGTACTTTTGATAGATGGAACTCTCACGATATGATGCAACAGCTAAAGCAGTATGGCATAAACACAGAAATTCTTTCTGTTGCTAAAAAGCATTACGACGACATGGCTATGGTTGTTGCTGAAGAAAGATTAATCGGGCCACACATATCATTGCTTATAGATGAGCTATGCCAGCTTAGAATTATGAGAGATAAAGTTGACCACCCCAGAAAAGGTTCCAAGGATCTTGCAGATGCTACATGCGGTGCCATATTTAATGCTATTAGCCGTACCAGATTTGATAACAATCAAGAAATAAATGTTCATACTTATGAATCAATGAGTTATGATAATGATTTTAAAAGAGATGAAGACGCAGAAACAAACTCATACAATATGATAAGGCCACCAAGGATGCCTGAAAATTTAAGAGACGCTATGGATAGGATGCAAATAATATGAACGAATATCAAGAGATGGCCAAACAATGTAAATGCTGCACAAAACATGTGCCTATGCCAACTACAATGAAAATGTATGATGGAATAATTGTATGTCCAACTACTTTACAAAATATAATAGAGTATAAAAAGATTTGGGAATCTTATGGACAAAGACCGATGGGTGGAATAAGAAAACATTTTTCTGAGTATGTGCAGCAGATTGTAGAGAATTCTATTGACAAAAATCAAGACGGTAGTATACAATACAACTAGGTGCCAGTAGCTTAGTTGGTTAAAGCCCCGAACTCATAATTCGGTAATCGTAGGTTCAAGTCCTACCTGGCACACACCTTTGTAGCTCAGCGGAAGAGCAACAGACTTCTAATCTGTAGGTCGCTGGTTCGATCCCAGCCAGGGGTACGTTCCTATAGCTCAGCTGGTAGAGCAGCAGACTTTTAATCTGCGGGTCGATGGTTCGAGACCATCTGGGGACACTATTCTTTTAGATAACCAAAATGGTATAATATATATACCAAGTATTTTAAAATAAATAACATAGGAGAAAAAAATGGCAGCAGCACAAGGATCAGCAGCAAGATTAGTAGAAGTGGCATTAGCAGAAGTTGGAACTATTGAAGGTCCAAAAGACAACGAAACAAAATATGGTAAGTTTACAAAATCAAACTTTCAGCCATGGTGCGGAAGTTTTGTTATGTGGTGTGCAGATCAAGCAGGGGTAAAAGTTCCTAACACGGTATATACACCTGCAGGTGCACAGGCTTTTATTAAAGCAGGAACATGGCAGATGGCAGAAGTAGCAACACCAGAAGTTGGAGATATAGCCTATTTTGATTTCCCATCAGACGGAGTCGATAGAATTTCTCACGTAGGAATTGTTGTTGCAGTTAATACAGACGGCACAGTAGATGTTGTAGAAGGAAACACTTCTTCAGATAAAAAAGGTGATCAAAGAAATGGCGGAGAATGCTGCCTCAAGAATCGTGCTTACAAAAAGAAAAATGGATCAAAGTTTCGCAGAAGCCAAATTGTAGGAATTGTAGGTTTTGGAAGACCATCATTTGGTAAGCCAGTTGCAAAAAAAGTAGCAACACCAGTAAAGAAGTCAGCAGCAAAACCAGCAGCTAAAACTTCTAAGGGTGGCGGAAAACCAGCAGCAGCTAAGTAATAACTTGCAAAAAGAATACGTTATTGTAACTGGCGCAAGCCGTGGATCTGGAGAGGGCATATCAAAAGTCCTTTCCAGGTCTTATAACGTAATAGCAGTGTCTAGAGATTTAAAAAGAATGAATGAAGTTTTTCAGGGTTATGAAAATATCTTACCATATAAAATGGACATAACAGATTCAAAATCCATAGAAGAGCTTAGCTTATTCTTGTCAAATAAAAATGTTCGTGCTCTTGTAAATAACGCAGGCGGTGGCGGAGGCAATACATTTATAGAAAACGACTCTGCAGAAGCATGGCAATATGCATATAATTTAAATGTTGTAGCGCCAATGGTTATGTCTAAAGCCATTATTCCTCATATGAAAAAAAATGGTATTGGTGATATCATAGTAATTACATCTATAGCTGGCCTTTATCCATATAAAGGCGGCGGTAACTATGTAGTTGCAAAACGTGCTGAAGGAGCATTTGCAGAGACACTGAGGATGGAAGTATCTGGTCAGGGTATAAAGGTCACGCAGATCATACCAGGAGCAATTGATACTAAGCCAGAGTTTCCACAAGAAATAGCAACAAAGCCAGAAGATATAGGTGAAGCGGTAAGATGGATCATTTCATTGCCAAACCATGTCAATGTAGATCAGATGACAATAATGCATACAAAAAGTGAAAGATATCAATAGGGGGAATAATGTACGAATATTATGTTAAAAAGGTAGAAAATGTAGTTGATGGTGACACTATAGACGTATTAATTGATTTAGGATTTGATATTCTTTTTGCATCACGTGTCAGACTTGCTGGAATTGATACGCCAGAATCAAGAACAAAAGACCTAAAAGAAAAAGCCCTAGGATTAGAAGCAAAAGATTACTTAAAGAAAAATATTAAAGATGCAAAGTCTGTAGTTATTAAAACAGAAAAGATGGACTCTTCAGAAAAATATGGAAGAATACTTGGCTGGGTTTATGTGGATGGAAGCACAATTTCACTAAATGAAATGATGATAAATGACGGGTATGCATGGGGCTACCTAGGAGAAACAAAAGTTAAAGATTTTAATGCACTAGCAAAAGCTAGAGAAAAAGCGGGTAAAAAATGATAAACCATGAAGAATTACATGATGGAGTTTACTATTATAAGAATGTCATTAAAGACCCTTATGCTTTAGTAGCAGCTATTGAGGACACAGAAAATGTAGATTCAATTAAAGATATTATAGATAACTGGATTGATTGGGGTGTCGAAGCAGACAGAGGTACAGTTTATTGGTATGGAAGAAAAAAGCGAGTGCTTTTAAATAGCCTTGAGGACATAGATAAAAAAGACTTGTCCCCAGAAGATCTTGCCAGATGCAAGTATATATTTGATACAGTATTTAACGGTTTCAATGAGGTTGCAAAAGACTACAAGGAAAAAAGAAATGTAGAAGATGAAATTGTAATCCTTAGTCAAATGAACGTTCATAAATACAAAGAGAATACATGGATGGGTACACACCACGACGCACAAGAAGGCGACACCAGACTTAAGTACTCTATGATTCTTTATGTAAATGATGATTATGAGGGTGGAGAAATTTCTTTTTGTATTCGTGATGGAGTACTTAGTAATCCCGATAAAGAATTCCCAGAGAACACATGGAATCATATGGTAAAAGAATTTGAAAAACCAAATGAATTTGCAGCCCAAGGCGCACTAGATGATCCCATTAATGATGGAAAAATAACTTTTTCTTTAAAGCCAGAGGCTGGAAGTATTCTTATATTTCCATCACAAGAGCCATATAGCCATACAGCTCATATTGTTAAAAGCGGTTGGAAATATTTAATTCCAGGATTTTGGATTGATCCAAATGGAATGGACGCAGCAGCTGCGCTTGCTATTGCAAAGGGATATAAAAAATAACTTGCAACTCTAGTTATACAAATGCTATAATGGATTAGTATCTGCCAAATTCTGGCTGCTCATTTAATGGAAAGATTCTCATGATTATACAAGTAATTGGTTTGCCAGGTTCTGGAAAAACTACATTTGCAAAAGAGCTAGCGGATAGAATAAACGCCGTTCATTTAAATGCAGACGCAGTCAGAGCAGAGCTAAATAAAGACCTAGGGTTTAGCCCAGAAGATAGGTTAGAGCAGGCTCGTAGAATGGGAGCGTTATCAAGGCTACTTTCTGATCAAGGCTACCATGTTGTTGTAGATTTTGTTAACCCAACAGCAGAGACAAGAGCATCTTTTGGAAACCCAGATAAAGTTGTTTGGATGAACAGAAAACCAGTCAGAGATTTTCCAGATACAACCGCAATGTGGGAGACACCAGCGAATCCAGATTTAATGTTTGATGACATGACAGAATATGATGTTGCAGCTAGAGTTGCATGTGTTGATTTTCAATTGCACGATTGGAGACAACCAACAACATTAATGCTTGGTCGCTACCAGCCATGGCATGAAGGGCATCATGCTTTATATGATGAGGCGGGTAACAGAACGGCCCAAGTAATGCTAGGTGTTAGAAATACATATAAGACTAGCGAAAAAGATCCGCTTGATTTTAATCAGGTTAAAGAGTATATCGCTAAAGATACAGTAATGGACAAAGCAATGGTTATCAAGATGCCTAATATCACTAACATTGTATATGGAAGAGATGTGGGATATAAGATTGAACAAGTAGATTTGGGGGCAACGATTCATGCTATTTCAGCAACTGAAAAACGTAGGGAAATGGGTCTTTAAACAATTAGAAAATGCTGGAAAGGTAATGAACGAAGCAGAAGAAAGACTTTTTTCTGAGGATAAAGATGAACGTAAGTAAACAAAGATCAGCAGTAAAAGCCATTACATGGCGTATAATTGGAACAGCAGATACATTTGTTATATCATGGGCCATAACCAAAGAGCCAATTACAGCAGGTGCAATCGCAAGCTTTGAGGTATTTACAAAAACTATTCTTTATTATTTTCATGAGCGTGGGTGGAATAAAGTTAAGTGGGGTAGAAAGTGATGCCAGTATATGAATACAAATGCTCATATGATGATGCACATGCCACGATGTCAATCCATAGATCAATTAAAGATGACGACCCAGGATATACATGCGTAGAGTGTGAATCAGAAATGATTAGATTCTTTACACCATTTGGCATACAATTCAAGGGCAATGGCTTTTACAAAACAGATAATCCTAAATAACTAAAGTGGTATAATTAACTAAGCAGACATCTTGTTTGCATAGGAGCCATAGTTGAAAAGGGAAAAGTTATTTAGAATAACAGCGTCCATAATGCTTGCATTTGGATGGCTTTTTATGTCCCCCGCCTATTCTGATGACCCGCTGAGCTTGGCAGCCCAAGAAATACAATACCTTAACGATAGCATTGACGACCTTGGCTACAAGGATGAATTCATATCCTTAATTGAAGAAGCAGAAGATAAGTATGCCCTTGCCGTATCTGCAAAAGAAACCCAGACCCAAACCTCTGCCACATACGACACATCACTTGTATTAAAAGCCACGGCAGGAGAAGAAAAAGCATCAGCCCAAACAGCCGTAGATGGACAAACAGCAGTAGTTGCAACTGCCCTAACTAATAAAAATAATGCCCAAGATGCTCTTGATATAGCCAACATAAACCTTTCAACTCAGTCTGGCTCAATAACTGATATCACAACAGAAGATTTTAATAATAATAGTATAAATAATGGTAGACAAAATTGGCCAGCAGGTGCTCTTAGTATATTTATAGTTGGATCAATAGACTCAAATGGAAACTCTGTGGGCACTGAGGTTGCAATAACTTCAACAAATAATGGTGGATATTTTTATGGAAGCGACCAAGTTCCAAGTAATGATTATACAAACCCACCAGCACTACATCTTAAATTACCAAGTCAAACACTTGCTTTTCGTGTTGCCAATTGGAGTGAGGGAGCAGTTACTCAGGTTAAATTTTCCGTTTATGCAAAAAATGGAGATGCCACTGCTATGGTCAGGCATACAGATGGAACAACATATAACTTTACAATTCAAGACAATGTTAATTCAAATTATCCAGGATTTGTTCATCAAGAGGTTTTAGATGCCCTACCTGGTAAACAAATTCATGAGATATATTTTTGGGCAAATGATGACTGGTACATTATTGATAATGTAATTATAAAAACTATTATAGGAAGTGCTCCAAGCCAAGAGTTAACTGATGCAGTTACCTCAGCACAGGCTGTATACAATGACAAACTAAATGTTTATAACCAAGCAGTATCAACACTTAATGGTTACAATCAAACACTAACTAATAAAACAACTGAGGCTGAGAATGCAAGTTTAAATGTTGTAGCGGCATTACAAAATAAAAATAATGCTATTAGTTCATACAATCAAGCAATCAGTAATGTTAATAATGCAATTGATGACGCATGGCGTTACTATGACGAGCAACTACAAAGAGAAATTCAATCTGCTATTGCACAAGCAGCAGCCAACGCTGCAGCCAATCAGCCTACCCCAGAACCAAGTCCTGAACCAACTGCTGAAGAGCCACCTACTCCTGAGCCAAGTCCAGAACCAACACCAGAAGAGCCTCCTACACCAGAGCCAAGCCCTGAACCTACGGCAGAAGAGCCTCCTACACCAGAGCCTTCTCCAGAGCCTACAGTGGACCCTACAGAGGAG